GGGATAGCTTTTGAGCAAACATCTCATTGGCAAGATTCATAAGCATTGCATGCTTTTCCTGCTCTTTGATTGATGTACTGTCAGAGTTGGTTACAGTTACTGTGTAGTTCAGTGGGCGCTTGGCTTTCTCTCCCAGCAGCAAGTCTATGATGGGCTTGATGATAGGGTAGTTGCGCAGTTTAGACGGGAAGTTGTTTCTTGTCTTACCGTACGGCTTGAGCACGTACCGATAGTCTTGTTCATCAATGACCCCGTTGTAGTAGTCGTACAGGGATTTGAGGTATGAGCGGCGCTCACTGACCCCAAACTTTGATAGGTCTATATATGCTTCAACACAGTCCTCCCTCCACTTCTTGGTCTTCTGAGATAGGGGAATACGCTGCTTAGGGAGGTTCGCTTGTCCGTACATTTATAGCAAAATTATTGATATATTTGGTCAAACCACTCATCAGCAGAGCGGTCTTTGAGGATTTCCACGACCTCTTTATTATATAGCTCTCTGGTGTGATACATCCCAACCATAAACGCCATCACTCTGTCGAAGTTACCTTTGTGGTTGAACTTGATGAGTTCTTGCAGTAGGGCGGGGTCATAAATTCTGTGTAGGTTAAGTGTGGTATTCCCGTCTTCGTCCGTGTGCCTGGGGGTGATCAACCAGTCACGTATATATAGCTCACCTTGCCGTTTACGTTGCTCAGTCATGTGCATCCCGTACTGTCGTCGTACGGTTCTTGACTTGAGCTCTCTTTTGTCCAGCATCTCAAACTCCTCCTGTAGCTTATGAAGTTTGCGATATCTCTTGGCGTAAGCAATGAGCTCACCACGGTCGTTCTCGAAACCGATCTTTGCGTTGTAGTACTCCGCGAGCATAAATAGATTGCGGTTGTACTCATCTTGCGTCTTAGGGCGTCCGACATAGCTGGCTACTATTATGTCATCAGGTTTGGATAGGTTGTTTGGGCGTTTAAGTACATAAGCTGCCCCTAGGGATTCGTTTGACCCGGACTTCTCTTGTGCGTACGGGTCATGGCATACGAAGTATAGATTGTGTGGGACTTCCCCTTCTTTGGTTGTGTAGGGGGATTCGTACATGACTATGGCCCCTTCAGTCTTGTCCCCTTTTCTGTGCGGGAACTTGAATACAGGGGTTACATCTTGTGATGGGCGAAATGCTATGGCTTTGTCCTTGTTGTAGTACAGTATCCCTGCTGTCCCTTCAGACTGCAGGTCATGGGCTTTGACTTTGTTGTACTGCTCTTTCAGGGATGTGACATCGAACAGGTTTGCTGTTACTTGTAGCGTCGCTTCTTGCGGAGTGAACGGATGTTCCGCCGTATACTGGTCAAGAGCCTTTGGATCGTTCGCCCCTTTCTTCTTTTCCCGTTGTAGTTCTTCGTGGTCTCTAGCCTCTTGTACCTGCGAGTTACCGTCATCGTCTATGAATCCGTCTAAGTTTTGATATATGGGGACAAAGTATCCGCACTTGGTTCCCATGGCTCCTGCGTCCCACTCGTTGTCAAAAGCCATGCAGTCGTAAGAGTCAGGATGATAGAATAGTTCCTCCATACCCTCGAATCCTACACCTTCTTCACCCCCTGTCCCGAATGCTATCATGGTCCCGAGAGTCTTGGAGCCTTGACGCATGGTAGGCATAGCTACCTCCCAAGCTTTGAGCAGACCCCCGAATGAACCAGCCTCCTCGAAGAAGATGAGGTCCCCAGCTTTACCACGGACTTTGTCAGGGTTGTCTTTTAGAGATACTCCTATGATTTGGGATTTCATCCCTAGCTCTACGTCTGCCCCGTTAACATTCTTTTTGTACCCACTTTGTTTGTGCATCTCACGGTCACGCAGGCGGGGCTGTGTCCATGCTGTGTTGTCATCTATGAAAGACAGGAAGTCCCAAGCTTTAGATAAGAGTCCGTCCCCAATCAAGTATTCTTTTTGAGATGCGAATACGTAGTTCTTCGAGTTACGCAGGAGGAAGTAGTTGCGGGCCAGCATACTCCCGGCTTTGTACGAGAAACCTTTACGCCGAGCTTTGAGCACTATCATGTGCTTGTTCTCCTTACGGCATCTGTCTATGGCGTGGAAGTACTCGTAGTCCCCATCGTAGAATGCAGGGAATGTGCGGTCTCTGCGTGCAATCTTGGTCCCGTCAGGGAGTATGTCGTCTATGACTCTGTCGATAGGACAGAAGTTCAAGTAGAAGTAGTGATACCCTGTAATGTCTAGATACCCTATTGTGCATCTTTCTTTCTGCTCATCCCAGTAGTCGTAGTACTCCCTAGTCCCGGGGATTGCATCTGTGTAGAATCCTCTATCCAGGTAGCTCTGTGCAGCAGGGGAGTATTTCAGACTGTTCTTGAACATTACTGAGAGTACTTGTTTGTGACTACCCCACCACGGTTAGGGTTGTTTTTAGCTTGCTGCTTTTTGACTATCTCTTCTAGTTCCTCTAGTCCGTTGACTACTTTCCCCATCTTTTCCAGGTTAGCTATCAAGTCCTTGGCGTGATAGATGGGCTTTCCGTGATCATCCAGCAGTTGCAGGTCTATGGTGCGGAAGTATCTCTCCAACTTTGATACTGAAGAACGTGCAGCTTTAAGTAGCTTGACTGCGGACGTTTCAGATAATTCCTTATACTTATCTATCCCAGCTTTGACTTTAGCTGTGAACTTAACCTTCAAGTCTTGGGCTATCTTTTCTTCCCTTTCCTGCTCCTCGTAAACTGCGTAGGGGGAGTTGTGGTCAGCGAAGAAGTATACCGCCCCAAGTTCTGCTCCCTTCAGTACTTTGAATTCACTGATGGTGATAGCGTATGGGGAGGGTACTACTACGTTGTTACTTACTACAATCAGCTCTCTCATTCCTGAGGTATTTTAATCGTCCAGGTAGTACGTGGAATTTCCCTAGGTATGGGAGTCGTACTGCATCAAAGGACCCTGACTTTATTAGGTTGGAGGTGTACTTGAATTGATAGTATACTGCTTCTTCAATCTTCTGTATCGGGAGGTTGTACTTCGTCGCTAGCTTTTGCAGAATTACCTTGTCCATTCAGTTTGACTTTTTTACCCCCTTGCCCCACTTTTACCTTCTCCCATCTCTTGGGTGAGTCTGGGCAACTTGCTGTAGCCCACTTGGCTTTGTGCTCAATCAAGCACCCACACAACCCGCATCTCTCAGTGTCTTTCTTGAGATGCTCGCACGAGTAGCATGCTTTGAGTCTGTCTTCGTACTGCTTAGCTGTTACGTGTGGTGCCCCTTGCTTGGCGTATTCAACTGCTTCTTTCACAAAGCCTTTGACCATGTCGTATATAGAAGGCATTAGGAGTTGATTTCTATGATTACTTGTGAGTTGCGCTCAAGGAGCTTGGATAGGGTATACCCATTCTTGGTTTTTGTTATGGCCCCTTTGTCCTTGAGTCTCTTGACGTAAATGTTGAGAGTGTTTGGGTTCTCTATATTAAGCTTTTCTGCAACAAGTTTCTTGTTCTCTGAGGAGCACAGGTTTATTGTGGTGCTCAGGTCTATGAAGTTGCTGAGTACCTCTAGCTCCTTGTCCGTCAATTCCAGGATCCCATTGAAGACTTGGAGGAATTGATACGTGGTTTGTGGGTTAATCTTTATTCTTCTCGGCATCTTTAAATGATATTTTAGCTCTCCCATCAACCAGTTTAATCTCTGATCTTTGGGATTGCCTGTTAAATTCCTCGAGATATTCTGCGATGTTCTCCCTTGTGACAAGGAATGATAGAAATACCTCAAGCTCTTTTGCAGCTCGTGTAAGCCCAGCTTGAATTTCTGCGGCTTTTGTTTGAGCCTCTCTGAGATCATCGAAGTCTTTGAGCTGTATAGTTACAGTCCCGGTCATTTGAATACCCCACAGATTTGGAACTCGTTGACCATGACGTAGCTCTCCCCATCTACCTCGATGACTAGGCCCTCGGTAGTGGGGTGCACCATGACGGTGTCCCCTTTCTTGATGCTCTCACATTTTGGGCCGGCTGCAACAACCTCAAGGATATTGCTACGCAGGCTACGCTCAGCACCCCCGGCTAAGAGAATACCGCTTTTTTCTGTTTGCTCCTGAATCGGGAGGACTACCCAGTCCCGGGTAGGTTGGAAATTGAATGCCATAATGCTTGGTTTATGGCATCAAATATAAAGAAAATTCTTATATCAAAGAATGTCCTTGAATTTCTCAGAGACTTTGAAGGAGGGGCATGCTTTCTTTGAGAACTCATTGTGCCCATGGATTGTGAGGTCATGCTCATGCACCATACGCAGTGCGTAGATGAGCTCACGAGTAGCGTGCTCTTGCTCATCAGTCATGGTGTCTTTAGCCACCCATTGACCTTGCTCGTTTTTCTCTTTTGCTACACCCCCTATGTAGCATATCCCAATGCTGTCTTCGTTATGCCCCCTGACATGAGCCCCTGCTCTGTCAATAGGTCGTCCGACTTCTACACACCCATCAAGTGAGATGACATAGTGATACCCGATATCGCTCCAGCCTTTCTTCATGTGCCAATCACGAATAGTATCTACGGATACTTCTCTACCTTCTGGGGTAGCTGAGCAGTGAATGATGATGCGTCTGATATCTCTCATAACTATACAATTTTCCCCCTTGGGTTTTCATGTCTAACGCTGGATTTCCACTCGCCGTCTCTAGCCTACGTGGGGGCATTTCTGTCAGCCTATAGCCTTGTTCCCACCCGAGTTTTATACCTGCGCACTTTTCGAGACTACCGGGGACGACTTTCAGATACCTATGTTGATACCTTACTCAAACCCGATGTCTAGGCCCCTACTTTGATTACCTCAGGGCCGGTCCTACTTTGAGGGTCTCTTGTCAAAGATACATTATCTTCCTTGACCTCGATACTGCTTCTTGTAATTTTTTGAATTCTTGTTTTTAGACATCTTAGTCTTAGAATGTATCCCAGGACGATTGACTTTGTTCTTGGGCTTGAAAGTGCTGATGGTTTTCATATTTCAAAAATAAAAAAAATTTTTGAGAGTGGGTCCCTACCACATCATCGACCCCTCCTATACATCGCCAACTGAAATACCCCGGCATCATCATGAAACTTATGCTCCGCACATTCCCGAACGGGAAAGAAAAGCACATCGTCGTCAAGGACGGTGTCACGTACGACATGCTCACCGACATCGACACCATCCGCAGTGTCAAGGACGAGTGGACTGCCCGCTGCGTCTTCCGCATAGAGGACGTTGAGGACAAGCACGGCGAGGTCTTCGAGACCAAGTACTGCTATGTCATGACATGGGAAGACACGGAGGTGGAGCTTTGAGCTCCCTCCCCTGTGTTGTGGCAAGTAATATTCGCTAGCCTGCATTTGTATAGTGTGTGAGAGTGAGGTGATAGCCACTCTCCACACTTTCTCCCCCTTTCACCACAGCTATCAATTCCGTTACATTCTATTGTATCACACATGACACCTATTACTCAGTGGACCATCCTAGTTGTGATGCTCTACCTTTTCTACAGAGTCTTCCGCTACGCAGCAGTTGACTAAGCTTTTAACACAAGAGCCATGAAGCGCAAAGATACCATTGCAAACATGACCCTCGGTGAGACGCTGCAAGCAGCTATCATCAAGGGTCTCACGTACACGTTCACTCCTGCAGCCTTCGTCAACTCGGTTATCGCAGCTCATCAGATGATTCAGGACCAACTGTTCGACGGTAACACCGACGACTACACCAGTGCCCAAGTCCTGTCTGACAAGTTCGAGACAGCTGCTACCCTCAACTACGCTGATAACCCTATGTCTCAGAAGTTGTACTTTGACCTCAGCGAGCTGTGTGACGAGTACATTGAGAGCATATACCAGCTTTACAACGAAGAATCGGACACTCTTCCCTTCTAATCATGAAAGACATCGTCATATGTCGCACACACTCCCAGTTGCTCTCGTATCTTAGAAGGAATGGGTATCGTCCCCATCCTACAAGGATTGTGGGTGACTGGGACGTGAGTGCTGATGTTACACACAACGGTGAGAAGGTCTACTACACAGCAACAAGCATCAATAGTGATGGTTGGGTAGAGACCGCACGTAAGTTGGTTTGTTTGTACAGACCAAGAAAGCAGTAATCGTGAGAGCTGGGTGGTGCATCGCCCTAAGTTCACGTCAACCCACACGACGGTGTGATGAGGTTCCTTTAGACGACTGTTGAGCAAGCAGCAAATAAACTATGCTAGTAGCGTCCCTGACGAGGGAACTACGACCACAACTATATGCAACTAGATATGGAACTAATAGAATCTAAACAAGAAGGTAGAGGACTGTTTGTCATCAACCGGGAACAGCTCGACTCCATCAAGGAGCTGCTCGAAGAGCTACGTGACTGGAGAGATGACAGAGGTCTTGGTTCAGAGAAGGTAAACGCCATGCTGGACAGTCTCCCAGATTAACATGCAACTAGATATGGACAAGAACGAAATATACATCGGAGCGTTTGCACTCATCGCAACGTTCATCACTGCAGTATTCTGCACACTTTCAATCATCAAATTTCTATACTCATGATCAAGTTCAACACCCGAAAGAAGTTCAACTTCAAAACCCCAGAGGAAACCATCACGCGTCAAGCTGATAGAGTACCCAAGATCAAGGAGTACATTGACCAGTTCAACAGACTGGTTGTGTTCCTTGTCAATCAAGGGCTCGACAGGAACATGAACATCCAAGTGTACGAGTACAATGATCACTACGCTGACTACACACTGCTCATTGACAATGAGAGTCTGAGTAGCGTACGTATCTGGAACCTCAAGCTCGTGGATATTCCTGGCTCAGGTGAGAACCTCATGCACACATGGGAGGGTTCGTACATGCGACAGAACATGAAGCGCCTTGCTGATACCACAAAGGCAACGGTTAGCTACATCAAACTCGATGAAGATCTTGTACAATGAACAGGTCAACAGCAATCTTGATGATACAGGGAGCCATCGTGCTCCTTGTTATCATCGTTCTTAGTCTTTAACCACAATGATTAGACAGACACGAGGCTCGCCGTAGTTACTCATCACCATATGAGTAAGCTACGTAAGTGGCGAGTAGAGACTACCCACGTTAATGGGTACACCGCTCCATTCCAGATTGTTATTACTGACGATAGCAGACTGGAAAAGTCAGAGGCCAAGGCTATTGAGATTGCAAAGTCTCGTAGTTACTTGGCTGATTTCAGTCAGTACATCTTCACTGCAACTGAGTTGAAGTGATTCAAATCACTGTGTATCAGTGCGGGGTCTGACATAGCCTTGTTACCCAAGTATGTCGTTATGTAATAAAGTCCGGCTAATTCGTCGGCATACACTAGTAGGTCTGTACAGTACACGTGAAGTGTGCAGATTGAAATTAATACCACGTGTTGCTCGCAGCCTCGAGTATGTAAGTCATGGTTAGAGAGTGTGTAGCCGTTGTAGACGCCTACGGGCACGGTGCACACTCTCGACAACAACACAGCTCACTGGTGTGAGAGATACAGTTCTTGGGGAAGAATTGGTTTGCATCGTCTCGAGGTTCGATTCCTCGCTGTGTTACCACGCATGGGAAGCAGAAGGTTTCGACCTGAAGTGGACGGTGCGGATAAAGGCAGCGCAAGCCCAGAAGAGCGCAGTTAGTCACGGGCGTACTTAGAGTACGTCCGTGTGAACATTCTAACAACCAAACAAATAGATATTATGATAAGTAATTTCGACGAGAAGAATAACACGCTGTTGATAAACTCCATTACCAACCTGTGGCATTATCAAAGCGATGCTAAAGACATAGGATTCGAAGCAAAGGATGAGTTTCACACCACTGTGCTTGGATACAAAGCTGGTGAGATTATCGGCAAGAGTCTAAGAAATACAGTGCTTAAGGATTTGTTCCTGAAGGCAGTTGCTGAATATCAAACGGCAATGAATGATTTCTATGTACATTCTTTACTACCAAAGTATCCTGAGATGCGTATCATTGAGAAGCATTACGATAAGGGTACTCGCAAGTCTCTTATAATCATGCTCTCACCAGACGAGCATCGAACAAAGTTCTATCACAAGATGGAAGCTTTGTTTCCTGATGTTAAAGACCATCTTCCTATACCTCACATTACGATTGGGGTTGATGGTGACCATCCTGGTATTGGGTTTACGCCGTACGTTCGTGATAATGAGCTCAGCAGCAACTTCAAAGTTGCTTCTCAAGCTGATTTGGAGAGGAGTGAGAAAGCGTTGGAATTAGCGCATCAGAGTATAAGGAAGATGCAGGACGAGATAAATGAGTACGAGCAGGCTATGCAAAATAGTTCATGTCCTTATTGTCACCAGTGTCAACACTGCGATCAGTGGGGTGAGTGCACCGGAGGATGTCGTGACTGATAACGGTGACGAGCACCACCGTGAATAGTGCTCAGCTATCGGAAGATGGCAAGTAGATTGTTAGGAGGTAGGGAATCAAAACGTTGGTTCCCTACTGCTAACGAACCAAACAAATAGATATGGATACAAGTATTGCAAACAAACTAGTAGTGTACCTCGTGTGGTATCAAGACGCGAGGAATGGCATGCCCTTTTTGTGGGGCTTGTTCAAAAACCAAGTCGATGCTATTGATAGAGCTAAAGAACTTACTACAAAAACATCAGGTGTTGAAAATCCTCGTGAACTGCACTTAAGTAAGGAGACCAAAGAGTCGTTTACTATCAGGAAGAATAGCGAGGTCATCTGTGCGTTTTGTGAACGAGGTTATATTTTCACTGTCGAGGAGAATACCGTAGAATGATATTGGTGTCGGGGACTACCATCAAGTGTCCCCATTCTTTTCTTTTAATTTTTAAGCCATGAATCAGAAGGCTTATGAGAACGCCTTGGACACGGGCAAATGTGTCATTCGTCGTAGCTGGGTTAACACCAACTCCAGCAAAAATCAGGTAACTGTTCAGTTCCAACAAATGGTTGAGCGCCCCACTACGGATGCGCAGTCTGCAGCCAATGCGTTGATTGCTCTCGAACAGGGCACTGATGCTCTTGGTACTCACACTTATGTGACTGCCTTGCGTTCGTTCAATGCGGACAAGATCAAAGAGGCTTTGGGTTCCATGGAAGTGGACCTGTATGAGTCCGGAGATCCTGTCTTTGCGAACGATCTCTACCGTGAACTCGGAGCGCCCGAGGACATTGAGCTTGCAATTCAAGTCACGGAGAACTTCGAGAAGAATCCCTACTCGAAGACGCAGAGCCCCAAGGTCAATCCCTCCACGGGTGAGATCGTGGTTGCGACGAACCCTGTGACTGGTACGCAGATGCCTGTGTATCGTCACACCGATCTTGTTCTTGCAGCTAACTGCAAGCACACGTTCGTTGCTGGAGAGACGCGCAATGCGGACTCCGTTCAGTCTCCGGTGTCCTTCGGGATTACTGGGGAGATTGCTAGCTGATAGCAGTCAGTAAATCCCGTCGGGTATTTCTTCAAGGTAGGGGCTATAGCGTGCTTGACGGGTGCACGCTGCCCTTATCTAACTACAAACCAAGTAATCATGGAAGCTACATTTTATACCTGCGTGGAGATTTTGACGTGGATTGCAGTCCTTGTTGGATGCACCTACGAGGAAATCAACGTCATTATTTTCTGCATTATCGGTCCTATTGTTTTCTGCTGCTTGGCAGTTCGCAATTGGAACCTGAGAAGTACAATTCAAACCCTTAAATCAAACTCCAATGGGACAAATGAAGAAGATATTTGCATCGATCATTGACAATGATGGTGTGAATGAGCTTGATAATCTTATCAAGAAAGCTATCAGACTTAAATCTGATAGAGTCAAGTTTATGGACAAGGTATATTCGCTTCAAGATGCAAAGCAAATTCTAATCTTTATGACAGATGCAGAGCGTACGATTCGTAGGAGGGAAAAGTCTATTGAACGAGGTCCAGACAGCGACGATTGATGAGTGTGTGGCATATTGTAAGGAGAAGTCAGTCCTCGGTGTTGATACTGAGACCGAGGGCTTTGACTTCACTTGCAAAAGATTGCTTATGTTTCAGATCGGGGACAAGGACCGACAATACGTAATCGATGTCAGAGACATATCAATCCAACCGCTCAAAGAAATCCTCGAAGACAAGACAATCGTCAAGGTCTTCCACAACGCCAAATTCGATTATAAATTCATTAAGCACTGGGGAGGCATTCAGGTTGAGAACATTTACGATACTTACCTGGCCGAGAGAGTTATACATTGCGGTAAACAAGACCACGGATATTCTCTTTCCAAGTGCGTTGAAAGGTATTGCGGTGACACTCTGGATAAGGAAACGAGGAACAAATTCGTCAACTTATCTGGAGCGCCGTTTACTATCGATCAAATTACCTATGGCGCTAAGGATGTTGTCTATCTGCTTGACATACGGGAAGCTCAGCAAGTCCAACTACATACGTATGAGCTTGAGATGGTTAGCAAGCTCGAAAACAAAGCAGTAAAAGTATTTGCTGAGATTGAGTACGAAGGTCTCATGATTGATGAGACAAAATGGACCAAGATGGCAGAAGATAATGTCAGATTGGCAAGAGAACAGGAGCTACACCTTGATAAACTTGTGTTGGAACACCCTTTGCTAAAAGCAAAGTATCATGTCCCAGTACAAGCAGATATGTTTACTCCTGCAGAAGAACTGCGTAAGACCTCCATAAACTGGGGGTCCCCTATGCAAACCTTGGAGTTATTTAAAAACCTCGTACCCAAGCTTGAGGATGTCAACGGTAAGAAGCTCAGCAAGCACAGGTACAAACACAAACTGATTGATGAATATATATTGTATAAGGAAAGGACAAAGCTTGCGAATGCCTATGGTACCAAGTTCTTCAATTACATTAACTGCGATGGGAGAGTCCACACAAATTTCTCACAGAT